GAAATGCGTTTCTTTGCTATGCGTAGACTATTACGTTTTGACACTAGAGATATTGCCAAAACAAACCTTGATAAAAACGATTTTCAACATTTGGCCACGACCCAGGGCCCTAAGGAACAACAAGATATGACAACTATGAACGAATCACGCTGGAACAATAAAAGCACAAAGAAAACTAGCCGTGCAGTTGCTGGTAAAACAGAAGTTATTGTACGTCACGCTAGACCAGTAGATGAAGAATACTCGGGCTCCCGCAGTCAAAAGAAAAACATCAAGGCAATTTTTATTCAAAACCAAGACGGTGAACGTTTTAAGTATCCATTCATTCACCCAGCAGGCGCATTTGCAATGGCACAACACGTGGACCACGGCGGCATTCCGCACGATCCAGCAGGCAAGGCAATTATCAATATGAGCGAACAAATTGCTCAACTACAAGAATTTCAACGTAAAGTACACAGAGCCACCTTGCACGATGACGCAACAGGAATTACAGAAAGAGCCATAGGCCGTTTACAAGAACTAAAAGCACAGGTGGAATGTTTAGGCAAGCGTCAACACTACGAGCGTTGGATGGAATCTTTCCAAGAACCCAGTATGATGGATGACGGTTTAGATGACGTCACAATGGAACAGTATAAACAGAAATTTACTCAATCTACTTTCCAAGAAGAACTAAGCGCATTTTTCCCGCTACTACATAGAATTATGAGCGAAGATAATATTGTAGACTTAGAAGAGTTTGTTAATGAATCTGAAGAAGATGCTGACGAGGCATTTGATATTGGTATGGGTGCTGCTAGTCACGGTAAAGCAGGTCCTGAACAAGAATTTGAAGATTGGGCAGATGCTACCGAACAAAATAAATTAACTGATGATCAAATCGCAGAACTTAAACAAGCATTAGATTCATTGCCTAAAGACCAAACTGGCCCTGAATTAGAATTGGGTCCAGATGGAACTACTGCTTGGCAATTCTTTAGCGAACTAGGTCTTGAAGATGAAGATCTAGAAGATAAATTTAAAGATGCTGCCAATGTTGATCCAGAAACAAATGCAGTTGAAGTTTTCAAAGTCTGGGCACAACAAGACTATCCTGAACTAGCAGTAGCGTTAGGAATGAGCGGTACAGGAACTCCACAGGCCGAGCCTGAACCAGAAGCAGGTGCTGAAGAACCAACTGCTGAAAATGAAGAACAGGGTGGTATGCCTAACAAGACAATGCCAACTCGTGAAGCAGTTGTTAAGGAAGTTGCCAAACTAGTTAAGAGTCGATTTAATGAAGACAACCCGGCAGTGGGACCATTTAACGGTGTTCCAAACATTGCTTTAGACATTAAAAAGAAATGCGCAGAAATGTTTGGAGATGAAGTTGGTGATCAATGCGAACAACTGGCATTAGAGTTTATGGAAAAATTAACTCAAAAATACGAACAGAAACACGGTCCAATTGAGGATGACGGCTTATCTCGTTTGAAAGAATTGTTAGGCAATGTTAAAGCAAAAGTAGAAGAAATGGGCGGAGATATTACAGTTAATGGACATGCACCTGGCAATAACATTATGTCAGCAGAAGAAAATGTAGCAGAATCTGAATTTTCGGCAATGAAAAGACTGCTTGATTTTAAAAAATAATTGGTAAAAAAATACCAGTTTCTACTACCATTTAGGTTGTGGAGATAAATAGATGTGTGTATACTTAATCGTATGCACACATTTTTCTTTTTAGTCAGTTGGCTTTAAAGAAGAGGCATAATACATTTTATAAAGGCAAAACATTATGGCAACTTTAGCAGAAATCCGCGCGAAGCTCCAAGCTTCATCCCAACAAAATTCAAGCCAAGGCGGAGGCGACAATGCAATCTATGCGCATTGGAATATCCAAGAAGGTCAAACAGCAACAGTCAGATTCCTTCCTGACGCAGACCCAAACAACACTTTTTTCTGGATCGAACGTGCAATGATCAAATTGCCATTCGCCGGTATTAAAGGTGATACAGCAAGTAAACCAGTTACTGTACAAGTTCCTTGTATGGAAATGTGGGGTGAAACTTGCCCAATTCTTACTGAAGTTCGTCCTTGGTTCAAAGATAAATCTTTGGAAGAAATGGGTCGTAAGTACTGGAAAAAGAAGTCTTACTTGTTCCAAGGTTTGGTAGTTGATAGCAAACTACAAGAAGACAAGGTTCCTGAAAATCCAATTCGTCGTTTCATTATGAGCAGCCAAATTTTTAACATTGTTAAGAATGCATTAATGGATAGTGAAATTGAAGAATTGCCAACAGACTATGTCCGTGGCTTGGATTTCAAGATTGCTAAAACTAGTAAAGGTGGTTATGCTGACTACACAACCAGTAATTGGAGTCGTCGTGAACGTGCTTTGAGCGAAGCAGAAAACGCAGCAATTAAACAATTTGGTTTGTTTGATTTGAAGACATTCCTTCCTAAGAAACCAACTGATGTTGAACTTCGCGTAATGAAAGAAATGTTTGAAGCGTCCGTTGACGGCGAAGCATTTGATATGGAGCGTTGGGGTGCTTACTACAAGCCAGATGGTCTTCGTAGCAATTACACAACTACTACTTCTTTGCCACCAACTCAGGCAGCAAGTCGTCCCGCACCTGCGGCTCGTCCAGCACCTGTTGTAGAAGATGCAGTTGAATCTAATCCACCTTGGGAAGATGATGTTGCAGGTGCAGAAGCATCGTTTAACACTCCTCCAAAGACTGAACCAGCAAGTGGTGCAGGTAGCCGAGCAGCAGATATCATTGCAATGATTCGTAATCGTCAAAGCACCTAATTAGGAGATAGATTATGTCAAAGAGTTTCGATATCTCGAAATTCCGCAAATCTATCACTAAGAGTATTGATGGTTTGGGAATCGGTTTTAATGATCCTACTGACTGGATCAGCACTGGCAATTATGCTCTAAACTATCTTATCTCGGGGGACTTCTTCAAAGGAGTCCCTTTGGGTAAGGTAACAGTATTTGCTGGAGAAAGTGGTGCAGGGAAAAGTTATATTTGCTCGGGCAATATTATTAAGGCAGCACAGGAACAGGGCATTTACGTTATCCTAGTTGATAGCGAAAACGCACTTGATGAAAAATGGTTAATTGACTTAGGTGTCAATACAAGCGATGAAAAGTTGTTAAAACTTAATATGGCTATGATTGACGATGTGGCAAAAACTATCTCCGAGTTTATGAAAGAGTATAAACTTATGCCTGAAGAGTCGCGTCCAAAAGTATTGTTTGTAGTTGACTCGTTGGGTATGTTGTTGACTCCAACTGACGTTAATCAGTTTGAAGCAGGCGAGATGAAGGGTGATATGGGTCGTAAACCTAAGGCACTTACTAGTCTAGTTCGTAACTGCGTTAATATGTTTGGGTCGTGGAATGTTGGTTTGGTTTGTACTAATCACACATATGCAAGTCAAGATATGTTTGACCCAGATGACAAAATTAGTGGCGGTCAAGGATTCATTTACGCAAGTTCTATCGTTGTTGCTATGCGTAAATTAAAACTGAAGACTGATGCTGACGGTAATAAAACATCTGAAGTGCACGGTATTCGTAGTGCTTGTAAGATTATGAAAACTCGTTATTCTAAGCCTTTCGAAAGTGTACAAGTAGAGATTCCATACTCAACAGGTATGAGTCCGTTTAGTGGATTAGTTGACTTGTTTGAAGGTAAGGGTGCATTGAAGAAAGAAGGCAATAGTCTTGTCTACACTACTAAAGATGGCGAAATTATCAAACAATTCCGCAAGGCTTGGGAACGTAACGAAAAAGATGGATTGACTATTATGATGTCTGAATGGAAAGATACAAGTAATAGTATTTCCGCAACTATAGAAGAAACTGAGGAATAAAAATGGAAGAAGATCTAATTATTGAAATTTGGGATGTTTTTAAAGAGTATATATCTGATAAAAATAAAGAAATTGCTGCAAATCATTTTGTAGATTTCTTACTTGGTAAAGATGTAGAAACTTCCACATTAAAAGCACTTGTTGGTTATGATTCAGCACTCGACGATGCTATCGAATTAGTCGCTGGCGACGAAGATGTTGATACAGAAGTTGACGAGGATGATTGGGACCTATACCAAGACGAGGATTAATCCATGTCTTGGTATGCTAAGGTCTCATCTGACATATCGCATTTACCAGGTTGTTTAGACTATTTTTATAGTGAACTAGAGCAGGCCCGCAAAGAGGTTAAAATCTACGGCAGCGTAGAAAAAGCCTCTGCGAGCTTGCCTGGCATTGTGGAGCATAGATTTAATCAACTTCAGGAAATTGAAGCGGTACTGGAATATCTAAATATTGAATTACGTAGAATTCGAAGTAAAACATTTAGAAAATATCTGGAAAACTATCAACGTGCCCTTAGTAGCAGGGATGTTGAAAAATATGTTGACGGCGAATCTGATGTCGTGGATATGGAAAAAGTCATTAATGAATTTGCTATGTTGCGGAATCAGTGGCTAGGCATTGTTAAGGGTTTGGACATTAAACAATGGCAATTAAGCAATATTATTAAATTACGTGCCGCAGGGCTTGAAGATATTTCACTATAAGTGTATAATACTGTTATGTATATTGAAGACTTAATCAACGAGTTTATGTTTGGCCAAGTCAAACCCAACAGATTTGATTCTAAAATTATTGATAGTTTTACAAATCAAATTATGAACGGGACTGGCTTCACTGAAAAACAAAGTGTACTGGCAGTAAAAATTATTACTAGATATGCAGAGAGATTATCTACAGAATTGAAGAAAGATATTCGCCCGTTCTTAGAAAACCCGCAATTTAGATTTAAAATTAGAAAAACCGTGACTGATCGTTCCATCAAAATTATTGATAATAAAATTATCGAAGCACGGTTTCCGTATGACGAATATTTTATTACAGAAATTAAAAAATACAGAACTAGCGACCCTACAAATAATATTATATGGGATAAGGACAATACTTCTTGGAATTTTCAGTTAAGGGAAGACAATATACAATTTTTGTCCAACTTATGCAGTGACATTGATTTTGATTACGACGATCAATTTAAGCATTATGCTAATCAAACTGCTGACATTATTCAAAATATGGAAAAGTATGCACCCATATTAACGTCAGTTGACGGAACCTTAAAAATAGTGAATTCTCCCAAAAATATGCCAGAAATTACCGCCACTGATGTAGTAGGTGCAGTCTGCCAAGCAAGGCAATATGGTGTCTCATTATACTCTGACGACATTGATAGGTATTTGAATAGTGATCAAATTGATGCCAAGATTAAACAGTTCCTAACTTCTGACAATGGCAATCCAATCAAACTTTCCAACAGCGAAAATGACGTAAAATGCTTGGAAATCATACTAAAAAATATGGGACCAACTTTGTTCATTGTACCTGGCGGATCGGAATTAGAAAAACTTGAACGTGCATTTGGCATTCTTAAGGGCATTGGAGTGGCAGAAAAAAATATGAGCGTTTTATTCAGATTACCGACAGAAAGTGGTAAAAATTTCAATGATTTTGTCAAAAAAATGGGAATAAATGGGCCAATTGACACTGAAACAAAAGTGGTGTTTATCAGTGGCAAACTGCCTAAACCACTAGTTAAATCTGGAATCAGATTCAACTCTATTATTAATTTAGGATTTGATAGCGCACATTACACACTGAAATCTTTCGTGAAAAATCACCAAAATTTGGTATATTTTGACGTGAACAAAAATCAAAAAGGACTTAATTTTGGCAACTTGTAAAGTTATTATTAAAGACGAGGTTAATGTCAAATTTGAAAATTTAGATCTTGATACTCGAAAAGCGTTAGTTAAAAAATTCAAGTACGAAGACCCTAGTGCCCGCTTTAGACCCAGTTATAAATTGGGTCGATGGGACGGTTCTATCAGTTTTTTTGGTCTAGGCGGAACTACATACCTTAGTATGTTACCAACTGTATTAGAGTATCTTGAAAGTAAAAACTTCTACGTTGAAGTTGAAGATCACCGTCGACCTACGACCTTAGAATTTCCTGAAATTTCGGCGGATTTTTGGGGCGATCAAACGTGGCCGGAAGGACATAGGTTTGCTGGTGAAAAAATTCGATTACGTGAAGATCAAGTTGATGCAGTCAACATATTCTTAAAAAATCCACAATGCATACAAGAAATTGCCACCGGTTTTGGTAAAACTATTACCACCGCAACACTGAGCAAAATATGTGAAAAATACGGTCGAACAATAACCATCGTTCCTAACAAAAGTCTTGTTGAACAAACTGAAGAAGATTTTATTAATTGTAAATTGGATGTGGGTGTGTACTATGGCGACAGAAAAGACCTTGATAAAACTCACACAATTTGCACTTGGCAAAGTTTGAATATTTTGGACAAAAATAGCAAAAATTGGGACGAAGCTGCCTGTGCTAGATTGGAAATGTTGCTGGACAATGTACAGTGTGTTATGGTGGACGAGGTGCATATGGCCAAGGCAGATGTACTTAAAAATTTGCTGACTAGAAATCTTGCCAACGCACCTATACGTTGGGGATTGACTGGGACTATACCTAAAGCAGAGCATGAATTTCAAAGTATTCGCGCAAGTTTGGGTGAAGTAGTAAACCGAGTTGCTGCACATACTTTGCAAGAAGCAGGTGTATTGAGCACTTGTCACGTAAATATTATTCAAACTGCCGAGTGGAAAGAATTTGGTAGTTATGCAGAAGAATTAAAATATCTAGTAACTGATGATAGCAGGATGACCTATGTCAGCAAGTTAATTAAAGAGATTTCTCAAACAGGAAACACATTAGTATTGGTTAATAGAATTGATTCTGGAAAAGGAATTATTGAAAGACTTCCTGATGCCGTATTTGTATCAGGCGAAGTAAAAACAAAAGATCGCAAAGAAGAATATGATGAAATTAAAACTGCTACTAACAAGATTATTGTGGCGACTTACGGTGTGGCCGCTGTGGGTATTAATATTCCAAGGATTTTTAATCTGGTTCTTCTTGAGCCCGGAAAGAGCTTTGTCCGCGTTATCCAAAGCATTGGACGTGGCATTAGAAAAGCAGATGACAAGGACTTTGTACAAATTTGGGATATCACAGCGGCGTCGAAATATGCCAA